ACTGTCCTGCATCAAGACAGCCTCCTAGAGTCTCTAATGCCCCGTCCTTTTGAAAAGACTACTGTTGTACAGGGACTACGTACTATCTCTGTGAAACCAAAGACTATGTGGCGTAGTATTAAGTACAAGGCCCATAACGAAGATTTTAGTGAGATTTTATGGCCCGAACGTTTCGGTGCTCAGTTCTTTCGAGACAAGCGGGAAGAGTATCAACGGCAGGGTATTGGGGATGTTTACTCCCAAGAGTATTTAAATGAGCCGATTGATGAATCGGTTTCGTACTTCAAAAAGGGAGATCTTCTCCCAGAAGTCGAAGCTGACAAAGATAAGAATCTTAGGTACTACATTGCTGGTGATCTTGCTATTTCCGAAAAAGAGACAGCGGATTATACTGTTTTTGTTATTGGCGGTATCGACGAAGATCGCGTTCTTCACATCGTTAACATCATTCGTGAGCGCATGGATGGACGACAGATCGTAGATACTATTCTTGCCTTAGAGAACGTGTATGAACCAGAATGTATAGGAATTGAGGAGATGCAAGTCTCCAAAGCCATTGGGCCATTCCTGAGGGAAGAGATGGTTGCTAGAAACATCTATCCTTCTCTGGAACTCCTTAAACATGGTGGTAAGGATAAGCTCTCTAGAGCTAGGTCCATGCAGGCTCGGTTACGTGCCAAATCTGTAAAGTTTGATAAAGAATCGGACTGGTATGCTGACTTTGAGGATGAAATCCTTAAATTCCCCAGATCACGTAACGATGACCAAGTGGATGCTCTTGCATACCTTGGTCTACTAATTGACAGAATGCTTACAGCTCCTACTGACGAAGAGTTAGAGGAAGAAGAATACTTCGAGGAATTAAATGCTTCCAAATCAGGGAACGATGGGCGGTCAGCCTTTACAGGGTATTAGTAATCAGCTACAAGCTCCGGAAGGCGTAGATCCCTCTTTGATGAATGGGATGTCTCCTCCACAAGGCCCTGCCCCTACTCCTCAAGAACCTGAAGATCCTCATCGGAAACTTCAGGGCATGATCGAAATGAAGAACATTGCCGAGAAGCTTGATGAAGAGGTTCTCAACGACATCTCCCGCGTATGTAAGGAAGGGTTTGAACAAGATCTGGACTCTCGTGCTACGTGGTGGAAAGAGACAGAAGAGTGGGTAAAGATCGCCAAGCAGATGAGGGAACAGAAGTCTTTCCCTTGGCCTGACGCATCAAACATTAAATATCCACTCATTACTACTGCTTCAATGCAGTTTAATGCTCGTGCTTATCCTTCTCTTGTTCCTAACGATGGACAGGTTGTAAAGGCTCAAGTCTTTGGTGAAGACCCCGATGACTCCAAGAGTGCTCGTGCTCAACGTATCGAACGGTACATGTCTTATCAGACAATGCACGAACTTCCCCTGTGGGAAGAGGAAATGGATCATCTTTTGACGATGGTTCCTGTCGTAGGGATGGTTTTTAAGAAGACCTACTACGATTCATACACAGAAAAAGCTACATCCCGCGTAGTGTTGGCTGAGAATCTTGTTATTAACTATTGGGCTAAGAGCCTTGAAGAAGCAGAACGAAAGAGTGAAATCATTCGTATGTCTGCTCGTGAACTCAAATCTAGGCAGATGGATGGTGTCTACTGTGATATTGATCTTGGAACCCCCGACAAGTCTGAAGATCGTGCAGGGTTCTACGAACTGGTAGAATGTCACTGTTATTATGATATTGACAAGGATGGGTACGAAGAACCCTACATTGTCTTGTTTGAACGGCGTAGCAGCAAGATCTTGCGCATCACAGCAAGATTTGCGTCAGACTCAATCAAACTGAATAAAAAGAAAAAAATCGTTCGTGTAGAGCCAATTGAGTATTATACCAAATTTGGGTTCATCAAGTCTATTGATGGTTCGTTCTACGATGTTGGCTTTGGTCAACTCTTGGGTCCTATCAATGAGGCTGTGAATACAAACATTAACCAGTTGACAGATGCAGGTACGCTGTCAAATATGGCTTCTGGGTTCCTTGGAAAAGGCTTGAAGCTGAAGCAGGGGAATCAGACGTTCTTCCCGGGTGAGTGGAAGGTAATAGCTGCGACAGCAGACGATTTGCGAAAGCAAATTGTGCCTATGCCCTCCAAGGACCCAAGCCCTGTTTTGCTTCAATTGATGCAGATCCTGATTTCCTCTGGTAAAGAACTCGCATCAGTAGCAGACATCTTTGTTGGTAAGATGCCGGGTCAGAATACTCCTGCAACTACTACAATGCAGACTGTAGAGCAAGGTATGAAGCTGTTTACAGCTATCTACAAGCGTCTATATCGGAGCCTTGGAGAAGAGTTCAGGAAACTCTACCGTATTAATTATCTGTACTTTGATCGTATTAATCCTTCCGAGTTTGATGAGAATCTTGTACTTGGAGACTTTAACAGTAATGATCATAAGGTTCAGCCTGCGGCTGATCCAAGTGTCTCCAGCCAGACAGAGAAGCTTATGAAAGCTCAAAGTCTGATGGAGTTGATGCCAGTGTTCGGCCCAGCAGGGCTGCTCGATCCTAAAGAGATTTTGTTCCGGCAGTTGCAAGCTCAGGAACAACCTAACTGGCAAAAGCTGATCCCGGGGATGTCTCAAACAGGCCAACCACAGCCACCCCCTCAGCAACAGCAACCTGACCCGAAAGCAATGCTGATTCAACAGCAGATGCAACAAGATCAGGAGAAACACCAGCAACAGCAAGACATATTAGAGAAGAAGGCAGCAGCAGACCAGCAAAAAGCTCAGTTGGATATCCACGGAAAGCAGATGGATCTTGCTGCAACTGCACAAGCTAATCATGATGCACAACAACATGCACAAGCTATGAATGCTATCAAGGCAGACGAAGCTCGTACTAAGTTGATGGCTGGGCATGTACAGAACGCAATTGCAACACACGGCCAAGCGGCTAAGGAGCAAATATCAATACACGCAGCACATCAGAAAGCGAAGATCCAGGTTACGCAAGCTGGCAAGAGTGGAAAGTCCACCCCGTCACGCAAGCGTTGATTTCAGGACTTCAAGATCGAGTCAGTAACATGACTGAGATCCTAGTAGAGCAAGCAGGGAAAGACCCCATCCAAGATCGTTATATCACTGGTTATATTGCCGGATTGAATGACTTTCTTAAAACAGAGTATCAGGAGCTAGTATGAAGTTTACCCCGTTGGGACACCGCATTCTCGTGCGGCAACTTAGGCTGAATGAATCAGATCCTATGTATAAGAAATCTTCTATGATTCTTATTCCAGACACAGATGACCGTAAGCGAGAACAAAACGGTGTCGATACTGGAGAAGTCCTAGCCATTGGCCCCACCGCCTTTAAAGACTTTGGAGGTGATTGGGATGTACATGTAGGTGATATAGTGTCATTTGCACGGTACGCCGGTAAGATTCTTAAAGACCCTGAACAACCTGAGGTACAGTTCGTTTGCCTCAATGACGAAGACCTCGTAGCCAAAGTGGAGCAATAAACGTGAGTGAAGAGCAACAAACACAGGAATATACTCCTGTACCAGTGGAAGACCAAGCCCGTGAAATGGGTTGGAAGCCCCTAGATGATTACCAAGGGGATCGTAGCAAATGGGTCAATGCCGAGATTTTTGTAGCTCGCAAGCCCCTATTTGAAAAGATTGAGGCAGATAAACGAGCACATAAGCGAGAGACGGATGAACTTCGTACCGCTGTTCGTGAACTTGCTGAACACAATAAACGTGTGGAAGATGCTGCATATAAGCGTGCTATCGCTGAACTGAAGGCCCAGAAGAAGGATGCTATGGCGGAAGGGGATACGATTCGTGCTCTTGAAATTACAGATAAGATTGAAGAAGTGCACGCCAACAGGCCTGCTCCTGTTCAACAAACTGCTCCACAACCCTCTGGACCCCCTCCTGAAGTTTTTCAGCAGTGGACAAAGAGGAATGACTGGTACGAGAAAGATCCCGCACTGCGAGAAGAAGCCGACACAATTGGTTTTGCACTTGCAGCACGCGGTATCAATGACCCTGAGACTGTTCTCAAGGAAGTAGAAAGCAAGATTAAAAAAATGTACCCAGAGAAATTTGAACGTGTAGTTGCGCCCAATGGGGGCGAATCTCCGCGTGGCGGGCAGACCCGCAGCACTGGTAGTTTTACACTTAGCCCGGATGAAGAACGTATTATGAACCGATTCATCAAGACATCAGGTGGGACACTTACCAGAGAAGCTTACATCGCTGACCTCAAGAAGATTAAAGGACTATAATGAGCGACACCAAAGAAACCATTGCTAAAGCGCCGAGTGTGCGCCCCAAACGTATCCCAGTTGGCTATCGTAATCGCTTTGAAGTATCCAACAAAGATCCGAACTTTACCTACCGAATTGTAAAAGACGCTCCGGGACGAGTTCAAGAGTTCCTCGATGGCGGTTACGAGCCGGTGGATAACAAAACAACTAAGCTGGCAGCCCCTCGTGTTGATGGTGGATCTAGTCAAGGCTCTGTAAATTCTGTGCCCCTTGGGGGTGGAGATACGGGTGTTCTCATGCGTATTCCTAAGGAAATGTATGAAGAAGATCAGAAGGCCAAGATGGATGCCCTTAAGCAAAAGGAATCTGCTCTTTCAGCCGGGGTTCGTAATGGCTCGTTCTATGGTAAACTTGATGTTTCTCAGGGCCAATAACGAACTCCAAAAATTTGGAGAAATAAATGGCTAACGTTTCACGTCCTATGGGCCTCCGTCCTGTCAAGCATTTGAATGGCAGCGCATGGAATGGTCAAACGGACATGTTCTTTGTACCGTCTACGGACGCTACTGCAATCGGTGTTGGTGATCTTGTCAAGCTCGCTGCTAACGGCGGTGCTGATCCTATTACTGGTCGCCCGATTGTAACACGCACTGCTACTCCCGCATCCGACGTTCCTGTTGGTGTGGTTGTAGGTATTATGATCAATCCCCCGGGCTTTGCTGCATCGTCCGGTATTAGTTCGATCAACCTCCCGAACAACAACCTGCGTCCGGCTTCTACGGCTGCTTACGTGTTGGTCTGTACCGATCCTACTGTTGTGTATGAAGCCCAACTTACGGGTACGTTTGTTTTTGCCGGTGCCGCTGCTACTACCGCTACCGTTGGCAAGAATTTCTCGTATACGAATACGGCTCCGTCGGCAACGACTGGTATCTCTGGTGTGGTAGTTGACTTGACGACTGCTAATGTGACGGCAACGCTGCCACTGAAGCTTATCGCTCTTGTCCAACGTCCGGATAATGATTTCTCGGATGTGACCAACCTCAAAGGACATCTGATGTTGAATACTTCGTCCTACGCAACCGGCACCGTTGGTGTTTAAAGGATAAATTATGTCTCTTATTACTACCTCTTCCTTTGCTAAAGCACTATGGCCCGGCGTCAATGCGTGGTACGGCAAAGCTTACAACGAATATCCTACTGAGTGGGACAAGCTGTTCGACAAGAATAGTTCTACCCGTAACTATGAAGAAGATGTTGGTCTTTCTTCGTTTGGTACTCTGGTGGTCAAGCCTGAAGGTATGCCGATCACATATGACACGGAACGCCAAGGTTTCACGACTCGTTATACCCATGTCGTTTACGGTCTGGGTTTTATCGTTACTCGTGAAGCAATGGATGACGATCAGTATGATGTGGTTGCCAAGAACAAGGCCGAAGGTCTTGCTTTCTCGGTTCGTCAAACCAAGGAACTGATTGGTGCTTCGGTTTATAACAAGGCATTCACTGGCTCTGGTAATCCCACGTATGGTGATGGTCAAGTTGCTATCTACAACGCTCACCCGAACGTTGCTGGTGGTACGCAATCGAACACCCTCACGACTGCCTCGGACTTGTCTGAAGCTGCTCTTGAACAAGCTTATATCGATATCTCGCTGTTGAAGAATGATCGCGGTCTCCAGATCTCTCTGTTGCCCCAGTCTTTGATCATCCCCCCGACGCTTGAGTTTGAAGCAAACCGTATCCTGAAGTCGAGTGGTCGCGTAGCATCAGATGCTAACGACATCAACGCTCTGAAGGAAACTGGTAAGTTTAGCAAGGGTATCGTGGTCAATCACTACCTGACGGACCCGGATGCGTGGTTTATCCGTACGAATGCTCCTCATGGCATGAAGTATTTTAGCCGTATTGATGATTCGTTCTCGATGGACAATGACTTTGACACTGAGAACGCCAAGTTCAAGGTGTACAGCCGCTTCGCGTTTGGTATGACCGATTGGCGAGGTATCTACGGATCGCCCGGCGCTTAAACTGACGCACTAGCCCCCTAGAAATAGGGGGTATTTAAGGAGATTTAAATGGGCTTTAAAGCTGTTGATCTTGCCCCTCTTGGTGCGAATGGTCCTACCGCTGTTACTCCGACGTTCAAGGATGTAATTTGCAAGGCTTTCTCTGTTGCTCGAACGGATACAGTTGCCAGTATTAAGGCAGTTATTCCGGGTGATGCTACTATCATCAATGTAATGATTTATGGTACGGCATCTAACGCTGGTACTACCGCTACTTTGTCGGTTGGTACTACGTCTACTGCGACTGAGATTGTTAACGCTCAAGACGTTAAAACCGCTGGTGGTCTGATTCGTCCGACTTCCAACGTGGGTGGTCTGTTTGC